AAATACAGTGATAAATTAAGTTTACTTGATAGTGATAGTGATCAAGATCGTAAATCCGATTCAAACAAATCAAGAAGTTCTGAAGGTTCTGATCTAGAAGATAAGTTGAAAGATCTTTTACGTAACGATTACGATAGTGATAGTGATAATCGTGATTATGATCGTGGAGATAAATATAGTCGTGATCGAAAACCTCGCAGAGATCACAATCGTAGAGAACACCACAACAACAAACACGATCATGAACATATCGCTAAACGATTACCTCCAACTCTTAAAGAATTAGAGAATAAAGGAGTATATTCTAAGAAACATGAATTGCGCGATGTTGGTTATACTAATATGTCTGAACAAGGAGAAGAAGATTTGAAACGTGAGTTAATATTCAAGTTTAATCTGCTTCAAAAATCATACCCTAATACTAACATTCCTGAATTTAGTGTACATACAGATTATCGAACGTTAAAAAGTTCATATGATTCTACATTACGCCGAGTTACGTTAGATTCTTCTGTAGATACTTATAAACAGTTCTTAATCGCAGGGTTTTTATCTGTTGAATTTCTTTTAGGAAATATGCTTAAATTTGATATGCAAGGTTTTACACAGCAACAACTTGTTCAAATGCATAAATACGAAACACTATTGATAGAATTGGGAGAAAAATCTTATGTACCAGAAGGATCTAGATGGCCTGTAGAGCTTCGTCTTCTCTTTGTAATTATTATGAATGCCGCTATGTTTGTGTTAATGAAACAGTTATCTAAAAAATCAGGAGAAAATATCTTCGGACTATTTAATAATATGACTACCCCTGCTGCTCCTACACATACTACGAAAAGACGCAGAAGAATGAGGGCCCCGGATGTAGACCTTGACGATATACCAAATCTGTCAGATCTTGATGAATCAATGGAATCCTCTCCAATTGAGATTGAAAGTACAGCATAAGAAATCCAAAATGATTTATATCTATGACTCCTAGATATAAATTAAGTTAGATGCAGGAAGAATTCCAGGTACAGATCGCTTCGGATCTTCATATTGAGTTTAAGAACAACGATGTTCCCAATCCACTAGACTATATCACACCAACTGCTCCAAATTTAATTCTTGCTGGAGATATCGGTACATTTTATAAGTACGATCAATTGTTCGGTTTTTTAAACAGACTATCCCCGTTATTCACACATATAATCTATGTATTTGGCAATCATGAGTATTACATGCAGAAACATTCCAATGGTGAAAATTACACTCCATTAACAATAGGAGATATTAAGAAATTGTCTCAGAAATTACAAAAAGACATACCCAATCTATGTATACTCGATAACTCAGCTGTAAGAATAGGTAATTACTCCATTATAGGTTCCACTTTATGGAGTAATATTCAAGTTGGATTGCCTAAATATATAGTAAAGATTTACGGAATGACTACAAAAATATACTCTCAAAAGTTTGAGAGTAGTGTTAAATATCTAAAAGATGAACTGCAGAGATGTAAAGAGAAAGGTAGAAAGGCTATAGTTGTAACACATTATGTGCCAACATTTTCTGTATTACCAGAAGAAAGACTTGCACATAAATACATTTCATTATATGCTAGTGATCTAGAGTATCTATTTGAAGATCACGTTGATACATGGATTTGTGGACATGTTCATCATAATTTTGATGTAAAGATTAACAAAACTAGATTGGTTGCTAATCAACGAGGAAAACCTCGAGATAATATTCAAAATTATTCGAAAGATTTCACTCTAACTTTCTAGTTATTTTCTCTATTTCATAAGCTCGTAATAAGCTTATGAAATAGATAAAAAGAATTAAAATTATCATCTTCACAATAAAATGGCCAAAGATAAGTCCAGAGAAGAATTAAGTGATATGACAATGCAAGCCTTGAAAACTTACGCTAAAAGTGTTGGATTGCTTCCAGGAGTTGTAAATCCATATAAAAAGGATGGCAAATCAGAACTAGTCACTAAAGTACTCAGAAAACAAACCGCAAATGCTAAGAAGAAATCTCCTAAGAAGAGAGCTCCAGGAGTTGCGTGTAACGAGATAGAAGATTGTGATAAGTTGAAAAAATACAGTAAAGATCAACTTAAGACTATTGTAAAGCGTTGTGGTCTAAAAGAAGCAGATATTAAAGGAAAAACCAAAAAAGATATTTGCGAATTGATTAACGATTCGTTGGCCCCGCCAGGAACACCTCCAGCTTCATTGAAGAAACCTTCTGCTGGTAAAACTAAAAAGACTAAACTACCATCTGCTCAATCACTGAAATGCAATGAGGTAGAACTGTGTATGAACAAGAAATACGCGCGAGACGATCTTATTAATTTGGGAAAACGTTGCGGTATCAAACTCAAAGATTTGGCTACTTCTCTTGGGAAATCTGAGGGTAAAGTAACCAAACAAGATATATGTAATGCTATTTCAGAAACTCTGATTGCTAAACCAACCACACCAAAATCTCCATCTACAATAGCTAAAAAGCTAGCTAAATTAGACCCGACAGTTGTCGCAGCTATAGGTCCCGATATACTCCAAACATTATTTGGAGTAAAACCATCAACACCCCAATTACCAATGGTCTCAAAGAAACGAGTGGGAGGACTTCCCAACGCAAAAGATTTAGACTGTGATACTTCAGGTGAATTGTGTAATAAAAAGAAATACTCAAGATCTGATATTATAGCATTAGCATCGAAATGTGGTATCAATGTTGAAGATATTCCTAAATTGCCTGGAAGGTCTCAAGTAACTAAGGGACAGATATGCGAAGCTATTTCTAATAAGATAGGAGGAGGATCATCTGCTAAACCTGTATCTGTATCTCAAACTCCAATTTTAAGTAGACCCAATCTTGAAACTATGAGTAAAACTCAACTTTACGAATATGCTAAGGATCAATTGGGTATCAAAGGGTTGTCTAAAATGGCTATACCTAAACTAAAAGATGCTATACGAAAAGCATGGGGACAATCTTCTCATCCAGTTCCATCTCCTAAACCAACACCTCCATCTCCTATATCACCACCCCATACACCTGTTGTCAATCCAGCTTTAGGAGGAAATATTCTTAACGACTTATTCGATTCTCCTCCTGTAAGTGATGTTGTCTTAAATCCAGCTTTAGGAGGAAATATTCTTAACGACTTGTTCGACTCGCCTACTTCACCTGTAGTATCACCAAAAGTAGGACCTAAAACACCACCTGCAGTGCCAACTCCTATTTCTCCGTCTGTTTCTATTCCTGACGGAACATATACTCGAGCAGATTTGATGATGAAGAAAGTTTCTGAACTGAAGGATATTTTGAAGTCACAAGGGTTTGATCAACCTTATCCAACAGGTAAGAAACAAAAGGAAATGTTGGTAGATCAATATATTCTTAGTCCCAAATGTAATCCAGATCAAGGAGAATATTGTCCAAAAGGAAAAGTTTGCGACGCAAGAAGTATTCCCGGTGCATGTGTGGATCCAAAATATCTAAATGTTAATAAGTCTCTAGTAACTCTTGATCCATCTTTATGTGAAGGAGCTAAAGTAATGGGAAGTAAAGCTGCTATTGATGCGTTGGCTGGTCGTTTAAAAGATAATATGACACAACCAATTCCTCCTGCTCTTGTTCCTACTTCATTACCTCTATTGGATAGAGTAAGATTAGAGCTAAAGAAAATTTTAAGATCTACAGATGATATTTCTAGGTTTACAAATAAAACAATTAGATTAGAACTTGGCAATCGTCTTGGAATTGCAGAATATACGTTAAAAGCTAATAAAGCCGCAATAAAGAAATTAGTAGACGATCGTATAAAAGAATTGGGAAATGAGGAAGATAGTGATGATGAACCTTTACCTCAACCTTCTCCCGTATCACAACCTTCTCCTCCACCACAACCCGTATTGCAACCTTCTCCTCGACCTTCTCCTCAACCTTCTCTCGTATTACAACCTTCTCCTCCACCACAACCCGTATTGCAACCTTCTCCTCCACCTTCGCCGTTTGAGATGGATGTAGATCTGTTAGATTTATCTCCACAACCTTCTCCTTCACCTTCACCCGTATTACAACCTGATGTTGTTTATCCACCACCTTCTCCTCTACCACAACCTGATGTTGTTTATCCACAACCTTCTCCTCCACCTTCTCCTCCACCACAACCTGATGTTGTTTATCCACCACAACCAATACCTTCTCCTCCACCACAACCTGATGTTGTTTATCCACCACAACCTGATGTTGTTTATCCACCACAACCAATACCTTCTCCTCCACCACAACCTGATGTTGTTTATCCACCACAACCAATACCTTCTCCTCCACCACAACCTGATGTTGTTTATCCACAACAACCAATACCTTCTCCAAAAACACCTACTGGATTCCCTCCAGTCCCATCACCCGCGATTCAACCTCAGTCAGTAGCAGTTCCTAAAGTTACAATGGAAGGAGAACTTGATTATTCACAGATATTACAAATGATACAATCTGAAACAAAAACCGATATTAATCAATTACGTGGATTGGAAAGAGATATCTTTACATGTATGGGTCTATTACCATCATCTCAGGCAAGAATGATACAAGAACAATTCGTTGTTCTCGAAGAACCTGATCAAGGTCCTGCAGTTGAAAATTTGATCGATCTTAGTTAAATCTTATAACATTTATAAAGGTTATAAGATACGTTTAGTTTGATAATAATCTTACTCCATGATTAAGGTAAGGCTGATCTACTATATTTTCATCACTAGATTTTCTAATTTCAATAACTGTAATCATCATTGGCTGAAACCCCATCATTGGTAATATATTCATAAGGGAAATAGTTGAAGGTATTAAATTATTTCTTGATCGTAAAGATTGTTCATTTCTAAAAACTAGTTTTTTTCACCTTCGACATCATCGACATCATTATCATCGACATCATTATCATCGACATCATTAATCGTAAATCCTAATTCAAGTTCGGCAAGCTCATCCTTAAGAGCTTCATCCATATCACTTTCTGTTTCATTAAATTCATCTTCAAAATCTGGTTCCTCTATTTGTGGAGGAGGTTGAGGACGTTTAACTGGAGGTCGATTATGAGGAGGAGGTTTTATAGATTGAGACTTAGTTTGTACACGTTGATTATTTAACATTTGAATTATTTCTTTAATCAACCTAGAATGATTTTGAATAGTATCTTCTTGATCTTCAAGGCGCTGTGAAAGTTCGTCAACCTGATCCCATAGATTACTCGTTTTCCTATGAATCCAGAAGATCAATACGCCTAAAACAACAACTTCACAAGCTACATGGATAAGAAGAGGTTTGTTTTCTAAAAGCATCGACATGATTTAATTATTCTCATGCACGGTTTTAAATAGGCTTAAAAACCATACCCTTTCTCAATAAATCATGACATTTCGAATGAGAACACCAGAATATTTATTCAATCTACATAAGTCTACGAATGATAATGTAGAATATACTTTGGAAGAAAAACTTTCAATGAATTATCAACATTCAGACCAATCTCATACAGCAACTATATCGTATGATATTCCTTCTTATACACAATCACCTTCTATGGTAGAAACTATTACTTCAGAACTTCCAGAAAATGTTCAACAAGACACTGTTGATTCTGACACAGCAAATGTTGTTATTAGACAAGGACCAACTGGACCTAGAGGACATCCAGGAAGCCGTGGACCGATTGGAAAGAAGGGCGTGATCGGTGAACCTGGCCCACAAGGAGAACAGGGTGAACCTGGCCCACAAGGAGAACAGGGCGAACCTGGCCCACAAGGAGAACAGGGCGAACCTGGCCCACAAGGAGAACAGGGTGAACCTGGTCCACAAGGAGAACAGGATGAACCTGGCCCACAAGGAGAACAGGGCGAACCTGGCCCACAAGGAGAACAGGGCGAACCTGGTCCACAAGGAGAACAGGGTGAACCTGGTAAAAAATCAATGTTATATGTTTCAGATGTCGAAGTAAATACTACAGAATGGACTAAAGTAGCTGTGTTTCCTTATAATGGAAGCGTGTATGCATTATCTGAAATGAATGTAATTGTTTCTGGTAACGACAATTTTGGAGTACAAGTTGTAAATAAATCTGGAGATAATCTATGCGAATATACTAACATACCCACACCTGAATTATCTTTCGAAGAATTACGTGTAAGAAACTTATCAGAATTTACTAATCTTCCAGATCAACTTACATATCTTACTCTAAATGTGAGACTAAATCCTTCATCAACCGAAGAAGAAAATGTTGAAGATAATGATGTTGAAGACGTTGAAATTTCAACTCCCCCAGAAGACCCAGAACAACAATCTGTATGGCTTCATTCTGTTGAATTTGTTATGTAATTGTATATCTTTCTCTCTATAGAGAAAGTGAGATATACAATCTCATTAATTAGACTTAGTTAATTGTTCTCTCGCTGGAGCATAGCGATTGCTATCAAGGGTGGTACGAAGAACATTGTAAGGAGTAAACTCACCAGTCTCAATCACACTCTTAAGGATACTTGGAGAGAATCCGGAAATTAATGCGGTGCCATAATCATCTACAGTAACAGGGAAATCTGTACTTGCTCCATTCCACGTAGTCGTGCTATGAGTAGACATTGCCGCTGCAAATGGAGATGTCATTTTGTTAAAGTATGCATTAATATCTTTAAATTTCATTTTGATACTTAAGCATTATTCAAATTAGATAAACATGTCAGAAGAAGAAATATGTTGTATATGCCATGAATTAGTATCTTTAGAAGATGAAATTCTTCCATGTAAACACATATATCATCATCAATGTATAAAAGAATGGAAAGAGATAAAACCATTCTGTCCACTGTGTTCTTATCAAATAGAGCCACTAAAAGTATCTCAAATGTCCCCAAAGGAGTTCAGAGATACTTTTAGAATGTTTATATGTATATGTTATGGTCTTCGTATTTATGACGTATTTACATCATTAGAAGTATTGGATTAACTGGTAGAAACTTTTCTATGATTTTTTCTAGATTCTTCTTCATACAATACTTTCCAGTATTTGATCGTATCTTGAGCGGATCGTTTCTCGGTTTGTATCTCGCCATCTTTTAATCTTAGATCACTCTTAAGATCGGCAATCTTTTCTCTCGATTCATACTTCAATTCTCTTAATTGATCCTTGTGTTTATCTTCGATTTCCTTTAGTTTCTCTTTATGTAAAGCCTTCAACTCTTTCATCTCTTCTCTAAGTTTAGATGAATCATTATTAGTTTCAGCTTTAGATTTCCATTTCTCAACTTGTTCAGTCAAATCGCTAATAACTTTCTTATAATTATTAACATGCTCGACATTATCTTCAGGTCTTTTTGCTAAATCATCTTGAAGCTCTGGAATACGATCTTTATAGTCTAGAGCAAGAATTTGCCACTTTTCTGCTTTCTGCTTTAAGCGAATATATTTATCACGACTTACTTGCGTACTCATTTAGGAGATGAGCTGATGCTTTTAAATGGGTGTATTACGAACAATTTCATTATTTATCTTTTTTGTGAGGTATAGATAAATATATATAAGATGTCTCCAAAACCGAAGTGTAAACGTACCGGAAAGTTAAAATCTCCTACAACTACCGGGAGAACGTGTAAGAAGAAAACTGGACCTAAGAAGTCTCCTAAGAAAGTCCTTAAGAAATCTCCTAAATGCAAGGATAAGGGAAAGTTGAAAGAACCTACAGAAACAGGTCGTGTCTGTAAGAAAAAGCCTGGACCTAAGAAATCACCAAAAACTGTAAAGAAATCACCCAAAACTGTAAAGAAATCACCCAAAACTGTAAAGAAATCACCCAAAATTGTAAAGAAATCTACTGGTGGAACTAAGGAAACTCAATTTTATTGCGTTAAGTGCAAGGACAAAGTTATTGTTCAACCTAAAGATATTTACTTTCTTACTAAGACTGCTAAAGGTAGAACTGTTAATATGTTGAAGGGTAAACACTCTGTTTGTGGTGTGCAATGTCATAAAATCGTTTCTAAGGATAGCGTTCCTGATTTGAAGAAGAAATATAAGACTTGTAAGTAAACTATATCATCTACGTATTGATTAAGTTATATCAAAGATATAACTTAAAAGATTATTTTAAGCCTATAAATGAGTCATATAGCTTGCGCAGAATACGGAATAAATACAAAAATGTTTGACAAGGTTTGTCCAGGTCCATATAAAGATAATCCATTAGGTTTCGCTCGAATATATATCGGAGGTCTTCAATCATATGCTTCACAATTAGAGTCTCAAGTTAAATCAAAAGACAATATTATACAATTACTGACTCCAAGAGACGGTACTATTTCGATCTAAATTTATATCTGTATCTGGATATAACTTTATTAACATATATACTTTTCTTCTCTCGCATAGCTGCATATTTGGCACTATGCTCTTGAAGTGAACGACACCCTAAAGAACATTTTTTATATACACATTGTGGCATTTTATTCTCTAAGTTATTTGTTTTAATCTCTTTACATCCTCATCGAGAAAGATCGTGATTAATTGTCTCAAACATACCACCAATGTAACCTTGACAAGTTGAAAGATATTAGGTACTCTGAAAGTCTTTACAACTTCTGCACCAAGTATAAACGTAAGACCCAAAGGCAATATTCTCGCTTAAAGTTATTCTCATATCTGTTACAATCTTATCTTGTGATTTCTTTCTATTTTTAAGATCAATGATACCCTCGACAATAGCTTTAATAGATCCTACCAATAACATATAACGTATATTCTATAAAAGGTTAGAACTGAAAATGTGGTAGTTTATTATCTTACACCTGGGTAAGTCTTATTATCACAAGTTCCCTCTGTAGATCCCCAACATTGATTATATGGTGGTCTTACAGCAGCGCGAAGAGAGAATGATCCATACTGTTCTTGAGAATTGAAATCTTCTTGTAATGGTTGATTTCCATTAACACCAACGGCAAAAACTCCTCCTAAACATTTTGAAACGGTTATATCTTGTCTATCTTCTCTGGTTAATGTATTCTGAGAATAGTTATCTAATGTAACATACTTTCTATTCATTTATTGATACAAAGATAAGTTCTAAAATGATTTTTGATTTACATATACACACAGAATCAGAAATGTGTACTACTGGATCAACCATCGATGATATTCTATCTTCTGTAAACTCTTTTATGAAGATACACTTCGATTATACTACCAAAAAGAGTAAATGTTGCTGTCATGATCTATGGGATCATGATCTATGGGATCATGGAATGGTCCTACCTACTGGTAAAGATTGCAAAGAACTTATGGGTTCAACTCACATTAAGAAAGCATTGGAAAATGGGAAGAATGATTTGTATACTATTTTCAATGGAGTAATTGCTAAATTGATAAATTGCTCAATGTATCACAAGTACTTATCAAGAAAAGATGTGCGTATGTCCAAATTTATATAATGCTAACCAACAGTTCTATCAACTTGGGAAACAAAATTGACAAGTATTCTCTTATGAGACATCTAGATGAAGATTACACATGTACAAAAGATTGGGAAACAATGATAGAAAAGTTCGAAATGATTTGAAGAACATAGAAGGATCAATTAACAAAGCACAATGAGTTCAAGAAGAGAATCTAGGCGGTCTGTGTCTGTACAAAAGACGTACAAGATTACAGGTTTTGGAAACAATCCTGATATTTCTAGGAATTATTTCCTTATCGATGGCATTATTCTTCCTCGACAAGGTATTACTAAAATAACTACTAGTCGAGTATATCTCTCTTCATATTGCAGAACCAGTAAGTATTGTTTAACAATACATTACGGATGGTTCTCTCGTTGGTATAAGTTTAGATTTGATGATATGCATGATATGAATAGTATAATGGATCAACTTTTGAGATGTATTAATTATGAGATTTGAAGGTTTATTATACCCTTTGCAAAGGAAGGTATAATAACTTATTTATCTGTAGGTGGTTCTAATAGATATTCAATGGCAAGTTCAGGATGTTCATAGAACTTTCTCATGGCGTTTTCAACTTTACATGGCGCTATTATATTTGTTTTCAATACATCGTTAAATCGCGTACGAAAATACGATACATCCCACTTTAATCCTCCATTGTAGAAATTCTTAAACATACCATAAATTTGCTCTTCATTACATGGTCCAAAAAATACTTTATCATCTACTCTTCCATCTCTGATAAGGGCTTCATCTAATTTATCTACATGATTAGTGGTCATTACTAAAATCATTCCATGATTGTTGTGAAGACCATCAATCTGATTAAGTAAACCTGAAAGTGTTAAGGTGGAACGAGGTTCTTCCCTCTTCTTTTTTCCATCTTCGTTTTCATCATTGTCTTGAGATGTTGTTATATCTTTTCTCTGATGAGTAATATTAGACATAGCATCTACATCCTCCAAAACGATGATAGTTTCATTAAATTCTATTTGTGACATTAGGTTAGATAACATCTCATCTGACATAACCGTGGACAAATTAAGATAATGAATATGTCTCTGTACTTCATACGAAATAGACTTTATCATTGACGTCTTTCCTGTTCCCGGCGGTCCATAAAATAAGAATGATTTTTTCCAAGGAATACCTCGTTCTAAATGCCATTCTTCTGTATGTAGGAAATGCAATGAACCATATGGAGCTTTTAGTCAATGGTATGAGTCAGAGTTTGAGATAGATGGAATACAGTTTAATTGTGGAGAACAGTACATGATGTACGCCAAAGCTATTTTGTTTGGAGACAACGAGATAGCTCAACAGATTCTTGCAGAAACTTCCCCCAGAAAGCACAAAGCGTTGGGAAGAAAGATTAAAGGATTTGATGAAGAAGTATGGGTAAACAATAGATGGGAGATAGTTTATCAAGGAAATTTGGCTAAGTTTACACAAAATGATGATCTCAAACAATTGCTTCTATCTACCAAAAACGCAACTATAGCCGAAGCTTCACCACTGGATGGTATTTGGGGCATCGGAATCACCGCTCAAAAAGCTTTAGAAGGTTCTCCGTGGAGGGGGTTGAATCTTTTGGGTGAGGTATTGATGAAGGTTAGAGATCTCTTATAAGAGATTAGTCTATAAGAATGATTCGAGTGGTAATAACAATAGGTGAATAATGATATTCATTGCCTACTTTTATTACTGTATATCTATTGGGGGGTATAGGAAGAAATACAACTTTATTCGCTAAATTTTGTTGTTCTTCTCTATATTGACATGCTAACTGAAAAGCTTGTTCTTCTCCGTAAGTTTTAATTCCAAAACCTTTCCTACATTTCTTACCATCAATATTGTTCCATTGAGCACACCATCTTTGTTTTATACCATTTTCTCTATATACTCCTTTAACTCCTGATTTATTATTCGTTTGCATACGCTTGTTATTTGGATTTACACGTCCAGAACCCTCCCTAACATTACATATTCTGTTATCTAATCCATTACGATTTATATGATCAACTTGTACAAAATCTGGATATGCTAGACGATGAAACAGAGCATGGGCTTGATTTCTTTTCTTACTTTCCCTAGACTTGGCATAATATGTATACTTATTTTTAGCTTTATTTCCTGTCCATATACGTTCTTCGATTAAGTGAAGATGTTCAAGTTCACATTTCATAATCAAGTCATTTTGTAATTGTACTTCTAAATATTGTTGATTATTTTCAGTAACTATTCTATACATATTCTTAGTCAATCCATGATGATCAGACATCATTTTTTGCCATTGTTTTGCGTGTTGTAATGCTATATCTTTTGAAGCGAAATGACTATATGTAAAACATTTAGACTTAAGTTGAGAAAATACTATTTGACAATAATCTTGATGTATTGATATACATCCAGCTGGTTTACCATTAATCCAATTTGTATTTATGGTGTTTTTATTTACCCGTTTTATAAGTCTTAAATCATTTTAAGCATTAAAGATACCTCCTTGGTGCACTTTTATTTTATACTTTGTAATAAGGTATAAAATAATAATAGATATGGTGTTTAGAGAACTGGGAACGTTACTCTACCCCACTGCTTTCACAGCAGGACAGACTATACCTTAAGCCTATCATTGGTGTTTACTAGACACCTAAGACCAATAGCCCGGTAGTCGTTGAGGGAATATCATATCCTAGTATAACGGACTTAGACACTTTACCCGCGGATTGCCCAATCTTTAACGTTATTACTATGCCCGAGGTCATTACCCTGGGTATCATATCAAGTTTCCAAGATATGAGTAGTAGTTAAAGCTCTAAGGGGTTTCCCGTCGTTATAAGCTATTTTGCTGATTTTTTGAATCAACTAGACGGTTATATCTTCTCTTAACAGCAAGCTGTGAGAAGGTGATTTTTACAGTGTTTACCTACCAAAGTAATATCACAACTTTGATAGCACCCGCCTGTTTTGGGCTTCCCATTTTTACCCAAAGCTCCTCCTGAAATACGTATAATATTGTTATTAATCGCAGTTACAACAAATTCGTAAGTCTGAGAATAATCCTGACCAGATCCTGCAACTCCACCACCACCTGCACCAGTAACAGCACCAGTGGAAGCCTGTGGAACCATGCTTATGTTGGTAAGCTTACCGTAGTTGGTAGATCCCATAGGGTCAAGGCAGATGAAATCAAGAGAGTATGAGTACTCGTGGAAACCAGTTTCCACTGGGATAACTGGGGCGTTATACCACGGGTTGACTAGAGAGAAGTAGTCAGAACCCATACAAGCAAGACGCTGAGTGTTCTCATAAAGCAATGATGTGGAAAGGATTGGATCAACAGCTCCAGATGGTGTGAATTTAATCCCACCCGCACTAGGAACTGGGGATGCAGCCGTATAGTTAGACCACTCAGATGCTGTCGTAGTATTCCTTACTGCGAAGAAAAGTACCTTAATAGCATGTGAGAATCGAACGTCATAACTTGGAGAAGCATTCGTTGCCGGAGCGAACGTCTGACGAGGAGCCGTCTGTACCTGTTCGATCAAGATATCACGAGGGGCACAAGCCATTCTCTTACGTTCATCGTTGGAAACGATAGCGTAGTTAGCCCATACCTGAGTCAAACCGAGAGATGGCTCAGCGGCGATATCAGTTGGTACTTGTGGTACAACATTAGGGTTGGTTCCAGCAACTGGGACACTATTGGAGAGAATGAGAAGATCGTTCCAGTTACGGAAAGAGAAGTTAATTCTCATGTCGTTATATGGAAGGGCAGCTGTTGGAAGAGCAACACCACTATCACGAGTATAGAAGAATGGAAGTGGCAAGTTAAGAGTGAAAGCGTCAATAGCATCACCGGGAGCATGTCCTCCAGTCATTTCATCGAAATTTCCAATCATATTTTGGTAACCGTTACGCTTGCCAGCTGGGACTGTGAAGGCAGCCCAGAAATCAAGATGGTAGTTGTCGAATCGTGCCGCAACAAGATCGTTGAATGTAATGCAGCATTCACGAATCAAGTTATGCATGAAATTTCTTGTCCATCTAAGACGTCCATTAGTGAGGAATTGATTAGTACCCAAAAGAGAAACAGATGGTGTAGTAAGACGAAGCCATGTTTGAAGAAGATAATCTCCGGCACGGGAAATACTTACAGACCATTCCTGGTTGAAAGCAGAGTTGCCACTAGCACGTGAGAGAACAACTGGAACCTGTGTAAACCAGGTCGATTTGCGGGTCTCACGAACGAAATAAGCTGTAGCGTCGGGACCACCGTAAAGATACTTTTCGATCTCATCGAAGGTAGCGAGATCAATGAATCCTGAAGTAACATTTGATGTGCAGATAGTTGCCATGATATTTTATATACCTCAAGAGAAAAATTTTACAAATTAAAATCATACTCTTAGGTGGCAAAATTGGTTCATAGTAATTATCCACTTAAACCAACTTTATCTCTGATTTTATATCGTTGAATACTAAAAATGTTAATGTTAACATTTGTTATTGTCATATTTCGCACTTTTTGAACCTGTTACGTTCAAATATTGATGACTTATAGGTTTCTATTACTAATAACAAGATTACATATCATCAAATGATAAAGTTACTTGGTTTTTACAGAGATTAGGTTTAAAGCAATCTTGTCATTTCAGAAAATGGGAGATCGTAAGAAAGAAGACACCCAAGAATATAATCAAATAGATATAATGGGAATCGACTCCAGAATCAATGAGCTTTTCATAAATGATAAGGAGAATATATCTGTTTATAAACAACAGTTAAAAGACTTAGAACAAGCTCTTAATTCTACTAATCTTTCTCATCGTTCCATAAAAAATCTCCATATTAGTATAGACAAGTTAAGAAAAAAGATATATAATATTGAAGAAGACATTGATAACCAATACTATACATCTGAGAGTATACCAATAATTATGGAATATGAAGAGATTCTTAGGACACCTGTCAAGGTGAGCTTTATGGGAAAGAAACCGAAAGGTAGCAGAAAAAAGAAAGAGTTGATAAATAGATACTTGGATATAGCTAGCAAATACATTGATATATCTATTCCCCAAGAAATCAAACCTTTTAAGATGATATGTGTTAATTGTAAGAATAAGAAGGACTTTGAAATGGAAGACAATATTTATTCATGTATACATTGTGGTTGTCAACAAGAAGATATTACACATACTTCATCTTATAAAGATATTGATCGTGTTAATATATCAACTAAATATACTTATGATAGAACAATACATTTCCGAGACGCGATGAATCAGCATCAAGCTAAACAGAATTGTACTATTGACCAGAGAATATTTGATGATCTTGAAGAAGAGTTTGAATCTCATCATTTGTTGGTTGGTGATAAATGTGTTTCGAGAGTTAAACGGTTCTCGAAGATTACAAAACAGCATATATATGACTTTCTTAAAGAACTTGGTAGAAGTAAACATAAAACTTCAGAAAAACAGTTTTATACAAAACATTACGAAAATGTTAACCTTATTCATTACAAATTTACAGGACGACAACCAGACGATATTGGATATTTGGAAGACGATCTTATGAATGATTTCTCGCAACTTATTGAGTTATACGACAAGATATACAAACAAGACGATGAAAAGACCGAACGTAAGAACTTCTTAAATACACAACACATATTGTATCAGTTATTACGTAATAGGAAACATAAATGCAACAAGGAAGATTTTAACATGTTAAAAACAAATGATCGCAAGTGTTTCCACGATGAGGTATGTCATCATCTTTTTAAGAGGTTAGGTTATAATTATGAACCTTTTGTATAGGGTAAAAATACGATTTGATGAATATTATTCGTTAATGTAACCCCTTAATAAAATAAATATGTATGGTGTATCTGATCTTTGTAGTAAATGTTGATAAACATTTTATAAATTTAAGAATTTCATTCTCTACAGGAATATAGATATCTCAGATCCCTTATTTACTTGTTCCATTATCTATGGAACAAGTTGTTTATTGGATTTATTAAAGGTTCATACCCTTTATTAAATCATGTCTTTATATCCTGTCTTTATATCCTGTCTTTATATCCTGTCTTTATTGTTCAACGTCTTGGGCTGTTCTTTTATTAAGCCTGTTATCTAGTTCTTTCTTTATATTATCACTTACATCTCTTAATCTATTAAGCATATCTTCTCGGTCATTTTT